TCCATTCGATTTCTGGCAGGGTGCTAACTTCAAGTTAAAGGCAAAGAATGTTGCCGGATATCGTAATTATGATTCTAGTGAGTTCGCTGCTGTATCACCATTATTAGATGATGATGATGCAATGGAATCAATCTGGAAGAAAGAGTTATCTCTTTCTGAGTTTGTTGAACCATCACAGTTCAAGACATATGATGAACTTAAAGTTCGTCTAGAGTATGTTCTTGGTAAGAGAGGTGCTAGACCAGCAGTTCAAGATTCAGAAGTTCAAGAAGAAGAGTATGAGACAACTCCTGTCGCAGAGACAAGAGAAACAGTTTCATCTGTTGCTTCAAGTTCGAGTGAAATTGAGGATGACGATACACTATCGTATTTCCAACGACTCGCTGAAAACTAAAATACTTGGGAGGGCAACCTCCCTTTTTTTATGGCATGGATATATTTAAATTTTCTGTTTGAACTGTTGTATCATTCACAAATTGTGATGACTTTCCATATATCATTATATCTCTAAAATCATTTAAAAACTGTTGTAGATATTCATTTTTAAGAACAAAAATAAATCTTTTATTATCATTTAGTCTTGTTTCATGAACATAGTTGGAGATTCCATTTCTAACATTTGTTCCTGATTTTGTCACATAAGTTCCAAGCATATTATCATAATATTTTACAGTAAAATTAGAATTAACTTTTTTACCTTTTGGTAGTACTAAGTGACCCTCACTATCTCTTATTTCTTTTGTTTCATAATATCTTGTTTCATCTATATTTTCACCATACTTATTTGCAGAATAGTTGTAAATTTCTGAAGGATTAAGAGGCCATTCATCACGAATATTAACAATACCTGCACAGGTTATTATCACCCAATCTAATGATGCTGAACCATATAATTCTTCTGCAACATTATCAGGTCTACTTCCCATTGGTATTTCATACTTATTAAAAACAGTTAAACTACTTTGAAGATCCTCTCTTAATTGAACACGACGAAAAAAGTTTTTAACTTCCAAGTATTCAAGTGACGAATTTTTATCACTTAGAAATGATGGATATTTAATATTAGGTAATTCTCTAAAGTAAGACATTAGAAACCAACTCCTCCTGCATCATCATAATCTACATCATAAATTGGTTCTAATTCTTTGAATGAAAGATCTATCTGCATTGAAACTGGTGTTGCATCATCATAGGTTGTATATACACCTTCTCCAGTATAATTGACAGAAACATTAGTTAAGAAACATTGTTTGAATTTATGTAAAAATGGATGATCACTACCACCTTTTTTATAGCGAAGTTCAAATACATTTGGTGTTTTTAAAAACATACCCGATCCACCGATTGATCCTGTGTTTTTAGTTTTAGGAGCCATGTTTGATTTGAATGATCTTATAATATTCTTACATTCCTGTGCCTCTGAAGGACTTCGAGGTGTCATCTTAAATGAAAAATTGAAACTTCTTAGTGTAGGGCCATTAAAAAGTAATTCCATATTTGGGTTGAAGATCTGACCTGTTTGTCTTGCTAATAGATCCGCAGCAGATACGTTACCTCCTAAAGCACCTATGGCAGCAGATGTTGCTTTGACATTGGCAAATTGTGCTGCAGCATCCATGATCGAAGAGTCAGTTCCAACTGTATTCTTCATCTCAGAGGTCATATTTTTTGTTGCTGCTTCATATCCTGCTTCATCTCCTTTTAACATTGCTGATAATGCTTCACCACCACCTTCAATAGCAGAACCAACTAAACCAGCAGCAGCACCCATAAGAGTATTCATTTTACTCTCACCGTAATCTACAGCGTTACCATCTTGAATGTTTGATGGCATTTGTAATATTACACTTCCTAGAATTTTTTTTGCTTTATCTTTCGTTCCGTTTGGGCCAATACGACGAGTTCCGGGTGCACCAACTAAACTACCACCAGACGCTTGTTTGGTTGGTTGATATTCTACGATTGTAAACTGCAAATAGTCAGTCGTTTCTGTCAGGGCCTCTAATGGATAGCGAAATCCACCCCCTCTTATCGTTTGTTTTAATATTCTACCGAGTACCATATTTCTTTTTTTAACTATTTAGACGTATTTTACCAAAAGGTAATGCCTGAAGATCTTTTATCTCTTCAGCATAGACACGATATGTCTGACCAACCAAATTTGAGAACGAATAAGTGCGGTATTGACCATGATGAAAGTTAACTCCACGAAATCCCCAAGAGTATACTTCTGTGACTGCGACAAGTGGATTGACATCAAATCTTGTATCTGCTTTTTTTGGCACATACGAAAATACAAAAAATTGACCTGCCTCTGGAGGAGACACACTATCACTGATAACTTCCTCTAGTTGAGTTACTAATTCACTAGGATCTTCGATACCTATGAGTCGATCTAATACTGGACTTATGCGATTCATTTGATTCCAAGTTCATCCTCTGTCATGATTTTAAATTCATACAAACGGTCTTTACAATAATCAACTGCTGCTTCCCATTTTGCTTGGTTGCGAGCATATTCATAAACTTCACGTAAATATCCTTTTGTTTGTCTTTTTGGTCTTGATGGAGGTTTTGTTTGTCTTTTTGGTTTAACTTCAATAATATATTTTTTAGTCTTTCCCGTTGTCTCTTTTAATTTGACATAAAAGTCTGGAAAGTATCGATGCACTCGATTATCAATTGGAGAACGATATGGTATTACAATCTCCTCACTTCCCCATTCGAGTATATTTTGATTCAAATCACAGTAAACCATGAATTTCCTCTCCCAAAGTGATCGATAAATGATGTTTGAGGGGTTTCCTTTATACTTTCGCGGGTATGATGGTGAGTATCTCCCTTTATATGACATAAATATATAAAAACAAAGTCATAAAGGTATTTAGTGTGTCGTTAGTACAAAGAATCACAATGACTGATGCCAAAGTCAAATTTGGCAACCTATCATTAAACAATCAATATCAAGTTCACTTCGCTGGATTTAATTCAAGCATTGTAAATTACATCCGAAATAATCTTGGAATACTTAATGCAGACGATTTTATCTCTCGTCAGATGGGTATCCTTTGTTTTGATGCGTCATTACCTACAACTGCTTTAGCAACTGCAGAGGTCAAAGATAATTTTATGGGTGTTCCTCAAGAATTTGCTCATTCTAGATTATATACAGATATTGATTTTTCTTTCTATGTTGATAAGGATTATACTCTACTAAGAATATTTGAAGGATGGATGGATTATATAACCAGTGGTGCAGAGAATGAAGTTGGAGACTTACAGAAACCATTTTATCGTAGAATGAGATATCCAGATACTTATAAAGTATCTTCAATGTATATTTCTAAGTTTGAAAAAAATCTTGATCGTGCGTTATCATATCAGTTTATCAATGCATTTCCAAAGTCAATCACACCAATACCAGTGACATATGGAAACGCTGATATATTAAAGGTATCTGTGAGTTTTAACTATGACAGATACGTCGTTAATCGTAAAAGAAGACAACCAAGTCTTTTATCTACTGGTTTAAATCTGTTTAATTCATTTAGATCAAGTGAGAGTAGACCTGAACCATATAATTCTAATAGACCAGAGACAGTAGACACATAGTAAAAAACATTGTATAATGTAGTATAAATAAAATACTGAATAAAATATCATGCCATTACCCAAGATTAATACTCCAACGTATGAATTGACTCTTCCTTCAAATAAGAAAAAAGTTAAATACCGTCCTTTTTTAGTCCGTGAAGAGAAGATATTAGTTCTTGCTTTGGAATCTGAAGACCAAAAACAAATTACTGACGCGATTATACAAATTATTGGTGATTGTTTAATTACAAAAAATATTGACGTAACCAAGTTACCTACTTTTGATATTGAATATTTGTTCTTAAATGTGAGATCAAAATCAGTTGGTGAAACAGTTGAAGTAAATGTTACCTGCCCTGATGATGGTAAAACTAAAGTTGAGACATCTATCAATATAGATGATATTAAAGTTATAAAGGATAAAAATCACAAGTTAATTGTTCAACTTGACGATAAGTATTCTATGAAATTGAAATATCCAACATTAGATCAATTCATTGAAAATAATTTTGATTTTGAAATGGCAGAAGCGAAAGAATCAGTTTCAGCAGCGATGTCGATGCTATCAACATGTATTGATATGATTTATGATGATCAAGAAAGTTGGGATGCATCTGAAAGCACAAAAGAGGAACTTGATGAGTTTATTGATCAAATGAATACTAAACAATTTCAAGAGGTTGAACAGTTTTTTAAAACTATGCCTAAATTAAGTCATACGTTAAAGGTTAAAAATCCTCAAACTGATGTTGAATCTGAAGTTGTATTGGAGGGTCTGGCAAGTTTTTTCAGCTAGGTATGGCTCATATGAGTCTGGAGTCATACTATAAAGTTAACTTTGCCTTGGTTCAGCATCATAAATACTCTTTGACAGAGATAGAAAATATGATGCCTTGGGAACGAGATGTCTATGTAACTCTCTTGAAACAATATATTGAAGAAGAAAATCTAAAAGCACAACAACGTAAATCATAGTGGCGAAAGCATTACCAAAAATTAATGACATAAAGAAAACACCTATGAAAGAGGTGTTAGGGGAAGGTGATGCACCTAAAAAAGGAAGAGGAAGACCTAAAAAATTACAGACACCTGCAGAGGTAGAGGCAGATATAAATCTAAGAGAATTTCAAAAACTTAAGAAAAAATTTGATAAATTAAAAGCATCTAAAAAGGCAAAGATAACTCCAGCAAAACTTTCTCCTGCATTTTACGCATTAGATGCAGGACTTAAATTAGAGGAGGAAAACAAAGTCCAGACAGAGAAGATAACAAAATTAATTACAATACAAAAATTACATAGAGAAAATCATCAGAAAGAAAAATCAGAAATTGCAGAGATTAACAATGTGTTGACTGGCATTGCTGAATTTATCAAGTCAGATTATGAGTCAAGAGTTGACGCAGTAGATACAGATAATAGTCAAATGAGAGAAGACGCTGCTAAAGACGATCAAGCGAAAGAAGAAAAGGGATTAGAAGCAACTGGTAAGAAAACAGGTAATAAAATAGGTAAAACAGCACAAGGTATTATATCTCCAGTTAAAGGTGTATTTCAAAGATTGATGGATGCAGTCACTGCAATAGGTCTAGGTATAGGTGCGAGTGCTGCATTCAAATTTCTTGCAAGACCAGAAATTTTTGAGAAGTTAACTGGTGTTTTTGATTTTATTGGAAAACATTTTAAGTGGATTCTTGGTGGATTAGGTGCAATTGCTTTGATTGGAATAATTGGGCCTATTATTGCGATTGGATCTGCTATTGGAGGTGTTATCGCTGCAATCGCGGGTGCTGCTGTCATTGTTGCTAAGATTGCTTTGATCATAGGAGGTATTATATTAGCAATCAAAGGTGCTACTGATGTATTCAAATGGTTGCGTGGTGATTCACTAGGTGATTCAGTAGTGTCAGATGCGAGAAAAGAAAATAGAGAGAGTATGAAAGAACAAGGTGTTGAAAAGGCACATATAAGTGGTATTTTTGGTGAAAGATATCGTGTGGAGCGTGATGGTGAAATGGTGAAATTAAAGTATAAAGAACTCACACCAGATGAACAGGCAATTGTTGATCAGTTCAAAGCAAGAGATCAGGAAATTAAAGATACAGCAAAAGAGAGAAGGCAAGAAAAAAGTGCAGCAGAGAAGAGAATAAAAGGAGAAAGAAAGGAGGAACTACAGAGACTGAATATGGAGGCAAAACAGACTAAGGATTTTACTGCTAAAAAAGCATTTGAGAAAGAGACAAAAAGATTAATTAAAGAAGAACATGGTGAAATTGATAAAAAATATGAAGAGACATTTACTGCAAGAAAGGTTGGGGGAGATGCTTCTGGATTAACAATGGTCGGTGAGGATGGCCCCGAAATTGTTGATTTCAAAACTGCTGTAAACATAGTACCGGCACATCGAACTCAGGAGACTCTAAAAACTCTAGGGGAAAGTGGTGGAACAAATGTTATATCGATGGATTTACCTCCAATTACAACACCTGCACCAGAGGTCAATGTAGGAACACCTCCTGCTACTACAGAACAAAGTATTCCTTCGATTAACCCATTTAACACTTACATGGTGCTTACCCCAGAAATTCTAAAGATTAGTTAATGTCATCAACAGCAGAACTAAAAAAAATAAAACTCAACGTCACTAATATCAAAAGTGTATTATTGGATGGTAAGAAGGCTGTTGATGACAAAAAGAAAGATCGTGAGGATTTTTTAAATAAACTGGCAGAGGAGAAAAAACAAAAACAAGAAGAAAAGGGTCTTGAAAAACCCATAAAACCTGAACAAAAGAAACCTGATTTAAAATCTCCTGTCAAGTCATCGATGGGATTGATGAATCGAATATTTAGCTTTGTAGGTGCAATAGTCGGTGGTATTGTTGTGAAGGCACTTCCTGATATAATAGATGCTGTTAAAAAAGTTATTGAGTATGTAAAACCAATATTTCAAAAAATAGTAGAGGGATTGCAACCAGTATTTAAATTTATAGGAGGATTTTTTAAAGATACAGGATCTTATGATTCTGAAAAAGAGAAAGTAGATGGAAACATAGAAGAAGCAAATTTATTAAGTACTGGTATTGGTGATCAAGCAGGTGAGTTAACTAAAGCAGGTGAAGATGTTGCAAATGAAAATAAAGGATTAGGAAAAAATTCTAATGCGTTAGGTGGTGAAGAGAAGGGATTACTAAAAGACCGAGAAGAGAGAAAGGAAGATAATGAGGAGATGAAAGAGTTTGAGGAAGAACGTAATGAATTAAAAAAAGAAGCTGAAATTGCCAAAAAAACTGGAGAAACAGATATATCAGGTACTCTGAAGAAACAAGCAGGTGGTGAAGAATTTACTTCCGATCCTACAACAGTTACGTTAGAGAGTTCAAATACTACAAGTGAAGATTCTAATTTTCTTGATAAAGTATCTAAATCAAAATTTACTGGTGTAAAAGTGCTAACTGCACCAGTAGCACCAGTGCGAGAAGATTTTCCAAGAACAAGAGCAGGAATGAAAGCTTATATGACTGCTGTTAAAAACTATAATGTACAATACAAAGAATTTAAACAAACACAAAAAAATCTTATCAAACCAAGTGAGAGTAATAAGAATGGATTAACTGCGTTAAATAAGACAGATGGACTCACTAGCATGAATGGTTCAGGTAGCACAACGATTGTTTATCAAAGACAAGTAGTACAAGTTCCAGTTGCAACACCAATTAAAGTATAATGTCACAGAAAGCATCAGCACCAGCAATATATGAAGTTCTTACGATAAGTAAGGATGGTAAAGAGTCAGTGTTAAAAGCAAAGACTATCAACTTCAACTATTACGAAAGTTTATATTCTCCCGTAATTACTGCTAACATGATGTTTCTTGATGCAGGTGGTTCTACTCCTGATAAGAAAGAAAATTTAACAAGTATTAAAGATGGTTTACCAATTACAGCGTTAGAAGATTTGCAGGTTAAGATACAAACAAAATTTGGAACACTTGATTTTACGAAAGACCCATTCAAGGTAACAAGTTCTCCTATAATGCATCAGGAATCTAATCGTCAAACTGTTTTGCTTAATTTGGTGAATAGTAAAGAAATAAAAAATTCAGAGTTACCTATTTTTGATCGATTTGTAGGTAAAATTAGTGACACAGTTACTAAGATACTTCAGCAAAAACTTCAAATAAGTCAAGATAAAATTAATGTAGAGTCAACAAAAAATTCATATGGTGTTACTGGAAAAGGTAGAGGTGCTCTAAATATTGTTCTTGATTTATGTCGTAGATCAGTTCCTGTCAAAGGTGACGCTGGATACTTCTTTTTTCAAACACAAGATGGTTTTAACTTTAAATCAATAGATGCATTATTATCCCAAGATTCAAAACAAAAATATATTTACTCTGGTGCTTTGAAAGAGAACCTTGATAATAGTGATAATGATTTTAAGATTGTTTTAGCACCTACGGTCAAAAAAGATCAAGATATAACACAGGCATTAAAAAATGGAACATATGTAAATCGAAATGTATTTTTTAATCCACAAACTTTTGAGCATAGTGAAATTGTGTTCAGTGTTAATAAAGATGGTGTCAAGAAAACTTTAGGTGGAGATTTACCAATTAAACCTGAAGAAGTAGAGGGATTTACAAAAACAAATCATCATATACTGGATATTGGTTCTTTTGAGGCACAAAATCTCACACCAAATAATGATCCAAGAGAGTGGCAAGCAACATCTCAGATGAGATATAATTTACTTCATTCTATTGTGATAAAAATACAAATTCCATGTAATGCTGAATTAAGAGCTGGAGATATTATTGAAATTGAATTAGAATCACAGCAAGAAGATAAGGTTGAATCTCCAACTGATGAACAACAGAGTGGTAAATTTTTAATTTTACATTTGTGTCATCACTTTGATACTCTAAGATCATTTACATCTTTAACACTGGTTCGTGACTCTTATGGTATAAGGAGGAGTAAAGACTAATGAAAGAAGAATTATTTGATAGTTTTTTTACTGGTGGTGCAGAGTTCTGGATCGGTAAAGTTGTAGCGATTGATGCTCAGAAACAAACTGCACAAGGATTCAGTTGGGGTTGGAGATATAAGGTTCGTATTTTTGGTACATATTCTAATAGTGATAATATTGAAGATAAAGATTGTCATACAGCGATGGTCATGCTTGGTGTGACTGATGGAAGTGGTGGTGGAGGAAGAACAAGAGCAGTTCGTATTACTCAACATGATATTGTATTTGGTCTGTTCATGGCTCCTGATCAGAATTTCCCTGTAATTATGGGTGTTCTTGGTCGAAATAAAAGCACTGTCACTGGAGGTGGTAAGTTTGGTATTCTCTCTGGATTTACAAAGTTCTTACAAAGAGGATTAACTGAAAATCAAGAATTTAATGAATGTGATTCACTTAATGTTCCGAAAGTAAAAGAAAATAGTTCTAAAGGTAGAGGTAGAGGTAGAAGTGTAAATCGAAATCAACTATCACAAATAGGAGAAACAAGCACCGAATCTAAAGTTAACACAAGAACAGAACCAGAGGGATCAACTCAATATGATACAGAGGGATTAGATCAAAGTGAGATTGATGCTGCTGTCGCAGAGGAAAAGGAATTCATACAGACACAGAATGGTAATTATAAGGACAGTAAAATTATTAATGAAACTGATAATACTGGTGAAAGTGCACTTGAAATCTTCTAATAAATAATCATGGGGATATAGTATCATGGCAGAAATTACAACAAAACAAAACGAAACAGGAGAGTTAGATATTTTTACTACACCACCTCCTAATTTCCTTTCGTCAGATCAAATAGAAAACTTTTCTAAAATTATAAAGGATAATTCACCTTATCTTCAAGAACAGATAACAGACTTGAAGAAGAGATTTCCTGAAGATCTTGGTGATATATCACCATTTAGTGACGCAGAAATTTCTGATTTTTCTGGTCTAGTTTCTGATGAGTTTCAAGATAGATTATCACTCTATGAGAAAATTGCACTACCAGATGTCACTTCGATATCTTCTACAACTGGGTTTACAGTGATTGCTGCAGATCCAAATAGTGCTCGATTTGCTGAAAGAACTGATACAGCAATGAAGAATTTCTTCAAAGTTGCATCAAAAGTTGAAAACTTTAATTTAGATTTATCAACTGAATTACAGAAATTGACTAAAATGGTCGGTAACTTTTCAAAAACATTTATTGGTAAAATATCAGACTCATTGGGACAAGGACTCGTTTCTTTTATTGATACCAGTATGATGAATCAAGCAAATTTGATATTTAAACAATATCAACTTGCACAACTTCCTAGATCATTAGCATTAAAAGCAGTTAAATCATTTCAATCTTCATTAATCGGCCCAACCAACAAACTCTTTGATGGTCTTGGATGTTTAACAGATAAGGTGGTTGGTGCGATGTCTGGTGTTATTAGTGATATGTTGACATCTATGACTAAAAATATGTTAAATGCACCAACTTGTGCAACTCAACAATTTATAGGTGCTTTAACAAATAAAATTGCTGATTCAATGGATAATGTAATCGGCCCACTTCTTGGGCCCATCCAAAGTATTTTAAGTCCAATTGGTGCAAAGTTTCCTATAAAGGATAAAATCATGGGTGGTATAGATTTTATGAGTAAGGTCGGTGGTTTATTTAAATGCACATTACCAGAGAAGCAAACATCATCATTTAAGTATGCAATTGATGGATTACTCAAGAAAGATCTTGGAGGAGATGAGCATAAGTCATTATTAGATGGTGCAATGAATGCTGCTGCAACAACAAATTCATTTTTAGACAAGGCAGCATCTGGATTATCAAACTTTGAAAAGGCATATGGAAAGTGGTCAATATTTGGATCTCCAGTAGATAGTGGTGGTGCTCATGAAAGTGCTTTCACTGGTGGTAATTGTTATACGGGAAATGATTTTGCATGTGGCCCAGCAGATGTAGATTTCTTTGGAGGAAATGGTGGTAGTGGTGCTACAGGAAATGTTATTTTAGGTAATTTCTTAACACGATTTGATAAAGATGATTTATATGGTAGTTTTCAAAAAACAGCAAGTATAATTGGAGTTGAGATTACTGACCCTGGCTCAGGATATACTTCACCTCCACTTATTTCTTTTGGAGATAAGTGTGATCAGGGATATGGTGCTTATGGTAAAGTAAATATTGATAAAAATCCAGCATCACCGACTTACGGACAAGTAACATCAGTCACAATGACAAGTATTGGTGAGAATTATCCTATTGATGCTTCTAAAACAACTGTTAACGGACAGTTCCCAGAAGTCTATATTGATGATATAATAATAGAAGATCCCGGATCTAACTACCAAGAAGGAGATTCTATCAGTGATGATATACGACCTATAATTGAAACAAACCCAGAATCACCTAATTTTGGTAAAATTGTAGCGATTGAAATCGTTGAACAAATACCTTATAATAGATTTCCAAATATGAATGTAACATCTGAAACTGGTTTTGGAGCAGTTATTCGACCAATTATGTCAACTATTAAGACTCAACCTGTACCTGAAGAGGTTGTTGAAAATGGTGCTGTTAGAAGAGATAGAGCAGTCAGAGATATACAAGGTCGAAAGGTAAGTCAGGTATTCAAGGTTGTACAATGTGTTGGAACGTATCCAGCGATGACAATCACACCACTTACTGTACAGAAACCAATTATTCAAGATATAGAAGAAACACCAGAACCACCAACTCCAGAGACAAATGTTCCCGACACCACAACCCAAACTATTCCAAGTGCTGATACTACAACTCCAGCAGTTGATAACACAAGTCAACAAGCGACTGGACAGAGTAACACTTCTACTAATAATAACAATACTGGTAGTAGCGGGTCTGAGGGATCAGGTGGGGGTTACGGATACTAATCATGAGTCAAAAAGAAAGTAGACAACTTGAACTATTTGGAGGTAAACTCCTATTTGAAACAGGAACTGATGAACAATCAAATGCAGGCCCTGCTGCATATATCATGGAATCATCTACCCAAGATAAAACTAAGTATAGTCAGAGTTTGCATGAGGGTAGTGGATTAGCAAGAGTAAGTGCGGATAAAACACTACAGGTAGAGTCTGGTGCAAAATGTGATAACAATGAGGCAGGATTTAATTTAACAGTTCATAATGGAAATACTCTAATCACTAACATGAATGGAGATATTTCAATTCAAGGTAGAAAAATAACAATTGGTGCACATGATGAGTTAGTGTTACAAGCACCAAAGGTAAGAATTGGTTTTCTTGGTGGTGAAACAACGGATATTAACTTAGTTAGTGGTAAAATACAATTAAAAGCAAGATCCTCATGTAAATTAAATAATAAGATATTGTACAGTAGTACATTCGCTGCTTTTGCAAGAGCATTTGTGTCAGTTAACAAATGGTATAACAGTCTTCCTTCAGGATAATGGCAGATTACACACAACAAGGTTTATATCAAGAGGGTAATTCATTATTCGATGATATCTTTGCGTTTGGAAATCTTGAAGTGCAAAATATTAATGTTGTTGGAATTATAACAGCAAAAACATTTTCTGGTGTAGATGCAACTTCATTAAAAGATACGGGTGGTACGGTAAAGATACAGGCAACAACAACGGGTGCGACTCATTCGGGTCGTGCAGTGTTTAATGAAGTAGAGTTACAAGGAAAAGTATATGATAGTGATGGAGATTTTGGTACAAGTGGACAAGTTTTATCATCAGACGGAACTGATATCGAATGGGTCAACGCAGGTTCTCTATCTGCTGGATCTGCAGCACAAGTTACTGTAGCGAATGAAGGATCGGATACAACTTGTTTTCCATTATTTTCTACTGGAGCAACAGGAAACTTACAAACAAAGAGTAATGCTAACTTAACTTTTAATTCATCAACTGGTGCTTTGAGTGCTACATCTTTAAGTGGATCAATTAATGCGAGTAATTTAACTGGAACTATAGCATCTGGTAGGTTGACTGGAACTTATGGCATTAATATTTCAGGAAATGCTGGAAGTTCTGATACTGTTGATGTCACCTCAGAAACTAGCACATCTACAACTCAATATTTGCTGTTTACTCATACACATGGGTCTCAATTAACCATTAAACAAGATACTGGTTTGAGTTATGTACCTAGCACTAACCAACTTACTGCTAGTGGTGGTTTTTTTGGAGATCTTGAAGGTAATGTAACTGCAACAAGTATATCAGGTACACTTCAAACAGCAGCACAAACAAACATCACATCAGTTGGTACACTGAGTGGATTAACAGTCGATGGTAATGTTGTTTTAGATAGTACAAGTAATTATCTTCACATCAAGGGTGCACTTTATGATAAGGATGGACAGTCTGGAAGTGCTGATCAAGTTCTTGTATCTACAGGAACACAAGTAGATTGGAAAGATACAACTTCATTGACTGCAAGTAATTCGCAAAAGATTACTATCACTGAAAGTGATACAAATACTGCTTTTCCAATTACATTCTCTGCGGCTCCGGGTCAGTCTGGTGGAAATACTTTACTTTCTGATAATCAGTTTACTTATAATGCATCTTCAAATACTGTGACTGCCGGAACTTTTAGTGGTTCAGGTGCAAGTTTAACAAGTTTAAACGCAAGTAATTTAGGAAGTGGTACTGTTGCTAACGCTAGATTAAGTGATTCGAGTCTTTTTGTCACAGGAATGATTATGATGTATAATGGATCATCTGCACCTTCTGGTTGGGCAATATGTAATGGTTCAAATGGAACACCAGATTTAAGAGATCGATTTATTGTTGGTACTGGTTCTTCATATAGTCTTGGTAATACTGGTGGTGCTAATTCTGTAACTCTTACATTAAATCAGATACCAGCACATACCCACACGTATGAAAGAACTGATGTGGGTATTAATGTTGCTGATAGACCATGGCCTGCAAACAATAATGATTGTGACATGACAAATCAAAATACCAGTTCAGCAGGTGGTGGACAGTCACACGAAAACAGACCACCATACTATGCTCTTATGTTTATTATGAAATTATAAAATGTTCATGGGTTGACAAAAATACCTATATATGCTAGGATATTAAAAAATCGGGAGTCTTTCATGAGCGATGCATCAGTGGTTAAGACGATAATCGATATATGTTCAAGGTCTTTCAAGATTGTAAGTGATCAAGGTCACATACAATTAGTTCAGTGTGATACGGTTCAAGAATTTATGGATGTTCTTGAGGTCTGTCAAGAGTTTTGTGAAGATGACATGCTCATCTATTCAGAGATAATTACGAAACCAAAAAGAGATAGAAGAACAAGAAAAAGGAAAAAGCAAGAAGAAACTGAATAAATAGTCAAAAAGATATGAAAAGATTTCAAGAATTTACTGAGAATGTAGATAAGGTTGCTGCGTTAAAAGCGAAGCAAAGGACTGCTGTTGATAAATTTAAATCAAGTGGTACTCCTGATCCAAAACCAAAACCTGAGAGAAAAGTTCATCAAGGAAATGTTGAAACTGAAAACTTAATTGCTAGAAAGCAAGCGAAAGCAAAGGCAATGGCAAGAAAGGCTGAAATCCGTGCTGAAATCCAGAACGAGAAACAGGATAAATAGATCATAGACATATTTTGTAAGTAAGCGATGCCACTTAATAAGTTAGAGAATTTTATAAAGAACACTGAGGGTAGGATTCTCTATGTAAATCCAAATGACTTGGATGCAACAGACAGTATATCAAATCAAGGAAACTCTTTAGCACAACCGTTCAAGACGATCCAAAGGGCTTTATTAGAGTCTGCTAGATTTTCATATGTAGAAGGGAATAACAACGATTTAATCGAGAAGACAACTATATTACTATTTCCCGGAGATCATGTAATTGATAACAGACCCGGATTTGGTATTAAAAATGTGGGTGGTGTCGCAAAGGCAGTCGCCCCAGATGGATCAGGATCAAATGGTGCACAGACAGATGCAATCGAAACTTTATCGTTAAACTTAACCTCTAACTTTGATTTAACACAAGAAGATAATATTCTCTACAAATTTAATAGTATTAATGGTGGTGTTGTTGTTCCTCGTGGTACATCAATAGTCGGTCTTGATTTAAGAAAGACAAAAATAAAACCAAAATATGTTCCAAATCCATTTGATAATTCAGTTGCTGCAAGTGCACTTTTTAGAATCACTGGTACTTGTTACTTCTGGCAGTTCTCTATCTTTGATGGAGATGAGTCGGGTTTAGTATTTACTGATAGTTCAGATTTTAGTGTAACTAATCGTTCTAAACCTACATTTTCACACCATAAACTTACATGTTTTGAATATGCTGACGGTGTAAACATAGATGATCGATTTAATTTAACTGATTTAGGAATATATTATAGTAAATTATCAAACGCATTTAATAAAGTTGCAAGATTTATTGATACTCAAGATAGATTTCCCGCAAGCACCACAGGTTTCTCTCCACAAAGACCTGAATTTGAGATTGTTGGTGCATTTGGATCAGATCCAATTAATATTGCAGCGATTAAATCTGGTGATGGAACAACTCCAACATCAATTATTACAGTTACTACTGCAGCAGATCATACACTAACAACTGGTACACCAATTAAAGTTAAAGGTGTTGATGATTTAAGATATAATTTATCTACAAAAGTTCAGAGTGTAACGGGATTAAGAACATTTACATATTTACTACCATTTGTACCTGACGATTTAGCAGCATCACCAAGCACATCAGCAGGAACAATAACAATTGAAACTGATACAGTCTCTGGTGCATCACCTTATATCTTCAATATATCTCTTCGTTCTGTGTACGGAATGAATGGTATGCATGCTGACGGTGATAAGGCAACTGGTTTCAAATCAATGGTTGTTGCTCAGTTCACTGCGATATCACTTCAGAAAGATGATCGTTGTTTTGTGAAGTATGATCAAGAATCTAGAACATATAAAGGAATTAATTTACCAACAACACCCTCTACAGGTAGTGAATTAGCAACTTTATCTTCATCTCAAGACCCAACAAAGGTTTATCACTTAGATTCTGATGCAGTTTATCGAAAAGGAGACGAAACATTCCATATCAAACTATCAAATGATGCGATTATGCAAATCGTATCTGTATTTGCGATTGGTTTTAATAAGCATTTTACAGCAGAGACTGGTGCTGACGCATCAATTACAAACTCTAACTCTAACTTTGGTCAGTTTGCGATTGCTTGTGATGGATTTAAAAAGGATGCATTTGGAAAAGATGACGCAGCATATATCACTCAAATCATAACACCAAGAGAAATTACATCTACTCAAACAAACGTAGACTGGCAGAGAATTGACGTTGCTAAAACCAAGACTGTTGGAATTTCAAGTCACTTATATCTCTTTGGATTTGATACTCTAGATAACGTTCCACCAACTGTAATTCAAGGTTATCGTGTTGGTGCTGCATCAAGTGATCGATTATTTGTTGACTTTACAAACGCAAACGTAGGAACTGGTGTAAGAGAAGCAACCATCCGCATGATGGATGTTGCAGTTGGATCAGGAACTACGGGTAATGATTCAAGTACAAAACTATACAAAGTAACATCTGGCCCAACTGATAATACATTTACAATTGGTGAACATAAGTTAATTACAGGTGAAAAAGTCAGAATAATTAGTGATTCTGGTGATTTACCAGAGAATTTAGTAGAAAATACTGTATATTTTGCGATTGTTGTTGCTGGATCACCAAGTAATCAGATAAAATTAGCATCATCAAAAACAAATGCTGATAATAATGTTCCATTAATTGTATATAAAGGAACAAAATTAAAGATTGAAAGTCGTGTGTCAGATAAAGCTGCTGGTGATGTAGGATCACCATTACAGTTTGACGCAACTAATGCTAATTGGTTCCTTAAAACAAATATTAACAGTGAGATATTCCAAACTGTTAATGCACAGGGAACATCAGGATTAGGAGCAAATACACCTGTATCATTCATACAGAGAACTCCTGACGAAAGATCACTTGATGAGAAAATTTATAAGATTCGAGTTGTTGTACCAAAAGAAAGTGATAATGCAAAGAACCCAGAAGAAGGATTCATTGTACAGGAATCAAGTACAACTGGTATTCGATCTGATTTATCTGTAACTCTACAAAATATTGATGGTAATGACTATAATTATAAGAGAAATTACAGATTCATAAGTACATGTTCAGAGTTATCTGATGTTGTAACTATGGTATCAGTTGCACCTCATGATTTAAAAGTTGGTGAAAGAATATTTGTTAGAAACTGTACTGATGACGATGCAAACGGAACATCAACTGGAACGTTTGACAAGGGTTATAATGGATCATTTACTGTTGCATCAGTTGTAGACGATAAAACATTTACATATAATGCTCAAGATACGAGTGGAGTTGTACATTCCATTGGTAACTTTACAAGTGTTGTTACAACAGACGCATCAAGAACAACTACTCTTCCAAGATTTGAAAGAAATGATATCAAGAGTAACTTCTACATCTATCGAAATGAAACAATTAGTCCGTACATAAAAGACACTCAAGATGGTATCTACCATTTATTCATACTTCATGCTGATAATCCTATCACTGAAGAATTTACTGATCTTAAATATGGACAAAATGTTGTTGATTTATATCCACAATTAGATCGAGATAATAATCATTCAAATCCACCAGCATCCGTATCATTTGCGAAGAGAGCACCGATTGGTGATGTTGCAACAGATGATTTAAGAAAGAGTATTACTAGAGAAACAACTGATAAGATAATTAAAGATTTTGCATATGGTAAGCGAGTTACAGGTGTAACAACTTACTTCTCATCTGGAAATGTAGGTCTTGCTACGATTACATTTGATCGACCTCATGGATTTGGTGCTGTTAAATATAGAAACTCAATTAGTGTCGCTGGTGCAAACCTTACAAACGGAACATTTCATGGTATTAAATTATTCAACTCTGATGGATCAACATGGGATGGTGCGAGAGCATCTGTTGTAATTGCTGGTGGACAAGTTGGTGTCGTTACAATCACTGAAGGTGGATCTGGATATACTGCTGAAACTCTTGTGGTTGATAGACAATTTATTGGTGGTGGTTCAGCAACTGCTGCACAAATAACAGTCACAAACGTACATGGATCATCTGGTATTTCAACAAATATTGGAGATTCAGTTCAATTAACAGGTATTGGTACTGCAACTGACGGATTATATCGAATCGCAACTATACCATCTACGACACAAATATCAGTTGCATTGACTGCAACATCACCAAGACCACAACTCGATCAGTACGCTATCAACTTAGGGCCATCTGCTGAAGTAGCAAGTGAATCATTCTCTGTTGATACAACCACGTTTACAACTACACTTGGTCATGGATTAGTAAGTGGTCAAAAATTCAAAGTACTAGATGCTAATAATCAGAATTTAGGATCATTCCATGTCAAAACTAAAGTATCTGCAACATCATTTACTGCTGTTACAACAATTGATCTTGGTACTCCAAAATTCATTCTTCCAGACGGAGTTGCATCTGCAACACCACTTTCTGATAAAGAGAATGAGAATGTTGGTTCAAGAGGATTAAGTTTCTATGCTGGAGATTATTTCTTCTTAGGAGCAAATGCAACTAACTCTACAACAATTACCGTTTCATTACCAAATAGTGGTAACAACGATGCTGCTGCGATCAGATCAAGATTCCCAATTGGATCTTATCTACAGGCTGGCGATGAGGTTATGAGAGTCAAGAGTACTTCTGTATCTGGTTCAAGTCAAATACAAGTTATTAGATCAGCACTTGGAACTCCACAACAAAACCATTTAGCAAATGATATTGTAAGAAAAATTACTCCAAGAGCAATTGAATTTAGAAGACCATCTATTATTCGTGCTTCTGGTCACACATTTGAATATCTTGGATTCGGGCCCGGTAACTACTCAACTGCATTGCCACAGGTTCAGGTCAGAACATTATCAGAACGTGAAGAGTTCTTAGTACAGTCACAAGAAAGATCATGTGGTACTGTTGTTTATACAGGTATGAACAATAGAGGTGACTTCTTTATTGGTAATAAGAGAGTTAGTTCTGCAACAGGTCAGGAGAGAACATTTGATGCACCGATTGCAACTGTAACGGGTGAAGATCCATCAAGACTATCAGTCATATTTGATGAAGTAATTATTAAAGAAAGATTAGTTGTTGAGGGTGGTAAATCAAATACAATTCTTACACAGTTCGATGGCCCTGTTACATTTAACAAGTTAGTTAAGGTTAACGAGGATCTAACTGTTAACGGTATTATGAAGTTGAATAATACCTTTGAGATTACAAATACAACTCAATCAAATAATAAAGATACAGGTGCTTTAGTTATTGAGGGTGGACTTGGTGTAGAGAAGAATCTTAATGTCGGTGAGATGTTTAAGGTATCTGGTGTATCTACAGTCGGAAGTCTTGGTGTCACAACTAACTTTACTGTCGGTGGTATATCAACATTCACAGGAGAGGTTAACTTTAGTGGTGGACTTGATGTTCGTAACATTGATATTGGTATCGCAGACGCACAAACAATCAACACTGATAGTGGAGACTTAGTTCTTGATGCTCAGTCAAATACAGTTCAAGTTAATGCAAACTTATCTGTCGGTGGAAACATTGCTGGTAACTTCTTAGATATTGATAATGTAAACATTGATAGTAATACAATTACCACACAGTCAGGTAATTTAATTCTTGATGCGAATGGATCTAGTATAGTTGATGTTCAGGCAACTGCTGAACTTGATGGACTTAAATTCAATGGTGTTGCAGAGGTTTATACAAGTGTTGATACAGATCTTGCATCAGTATCTTCAAGTCATGATACTCTTGCATCTGCAAAATCGATTGCTGCTAAGATCGCTGCGATTGATACAACACTTACAGTCGGTGCTGATTCTGGGTCAAATGATAATGTCACAGTTGGAACTGACACACTTAACTTCGCTGGAACAACAAATGAGATCGAGACAACTGTATCAAATAATCAAATTCAAATTGGATTACCAAATAATGTAACCATATCAGGAACTTTGACTGCAAATGGAAACGTTGATCTTGGTAATGCAACAAGTGATACTATCACATTTACAGGTAGAGTTGATTCTGATCTTGCACCATCTGGAACAACCAGAGATTTAGGAACTTCATCAAACAAATGGAGAGATTTATACATTGATGGTGTTGCATATGTTGATGATATTCATGCTGCTGATTGTGACATAAACGGTGGATCAATTGATGGTGTAACTATCGGTACAAACAGTGCGGTAACTGATCTACGAGTTGATAATGTTCAGGTTAATGGTAATACAGTCACAACAACATCTGGCAACTTAGTGCTTGACTCTCAAAATGGAAGAGTTCAAATAAATGACGTTTTAGATGTTACTGGTAGAGCAGAAATTGATAGTGTAAGGATAGATGGTAACACCGTTGATACCATGTCAGGTAATTTAATACTTGACTCTAATGGTGGTGTAGTTGATATAAATGATAATGTTGATATTTCTGGAACATTAACTCTAGGTAACACACTATCTGGTACGACTGCGACATTTACTGGCGATGTGACCGCACTTACATCTGACATAAGATTAAAGACCAACATTGAACCAATTGAAAATGCACTTGACAAGGTTCTAGGTATAAATGGATTTACCTATAATCATAATGAAATTGCAGGTGAACTAGGTCTTGATACTGAAATAAGATATGCTGGTGTGTCTGCACAAGATCTTCAGGAAGTTTTACCTGAAGCAGTTAAACCGTGTCCAGCCAGTGATGAATATCTAACAGTTCAATATGAAAAGGTTGTACCTCTTCTTATTGAAGCAATTAAAGAACTCAAATCAGAAATCGAAGAACTTAAAAAATGACACTCCCATCATCTCCGAACTCAATAAGTATGAGTCAGATAGCCAATGAGTTTGGTTACACTCAAGGAAGTGCAACTAAATTAGGAGATTATCGTACACTAGCAAATGGATCAAATTATCCTCAGTCAATCGGTGCATTATCCTTTAGTTCAATTGATGGTGGTGGATCTGTTGCAACAGGTTCAAATCCAATAAACATGGGATCTTTTAGAGGTACACAACTTCAACAGGTTGTGAATTTCTGGTCATCAGGTGCTGGTGGTTTTAGATTAAATGCGAAGTCTAGATATAATAATAATGGAATGATTGGTAGTAATAATCAAGTTGCAGTTGTCGGTGGTTATCGAACAAGACCATCTAATTCAAGTGGAACAAAAGTTCATATTCATGTAAATCAGGCGATTGGATCTGAAAGATTTGACCCAGACCATTGTGCATTGAGAACTGGATCATGGGATGGTAGTACAACATTACAAGTTGATGTTGGTGGTTCAGGAAGAATACAAGGTGCTGGTGGATTTGGTGGTAATGGAGCAAATGGAGCAACTGGTGGTAGTCAAGGTGGTGCAGGTACAAGTGGATTAGGTGTTGAATATTCTCCTACTCAAGTAAACATCACATCAGGTGGAATTATATCTGGTGGATTTGGTGGAGGAGGAGGTGGCGGTGGTGCGCATGACCACGACCACAAATCTGAAAGAACTGCTTCTGGAAGTGGAGGTGGTGGAGGTGCAGGACTACCAGTAGGTCAAGGTGGAACTGGGCCAAATAATGGAACAAATGCTAATAATGGTTCTGCTGCTACAAATGGAGAACTAGCGGGAGAAGGTGGAGGTGGAACAAATAATGACGGGGAAGCATATGGTGGAACTGGTGGTGATGGAGGATCACCGAATGAAGCAGCAGATAATGGTGCTAATGGATCAGGTGGAGAAGGATCAGGCGGTGGAGGTGGAGCCGGTGGTGCAGAAGGTGCTGCAATAAGAAGAACAAATGGATCAATAACGGTCAATATAAATCCAGTAAGTGCATTAAATGGTAGAGGATCAACGACAGCAACGACTGTGCAATAAATAAAATCTGTGTTATAATATAATTACGAGATTTTATCTATGGCATTTGAGACTGATTTAATTAGAAGATATACTGGTGCTTTCACAAAAAACGATTGTGAAAAGATCATTCATGGTATCAAATTTTTTGAAGATAATAACTTATTATTTTACGATAGAGAGATATTAGACAGACAAGATCATAAAGTGATAAACGTCACTCATGAATATGACTTTTCGATGTCGAGTCGAATATGTGAAGAGATGTTTCCAAAATTAAAACCTTGTGTCGATGAATATCTAAAAGCATTTAGTATTTTAGGACAGAGAAAATTTTTAATACATGATTTAAAATTGAAAGAGATACCAGCTGGTGGTGGTTTTCATGCGTGGCATTATGAGACTGGTGCATTATCAGTTGCAGCAAGACAATTTGTGATTCAAGTATATTTAAATGATGATTTTGATGGAGGAGAAACAGAATTTTTATATCAACAAAGAAGAGAACAGGCAGTCGAAGGGGATGTTCTTATATTTCCCGCATCATATACTCATACTCATCGAGGAAATCCACCATTAGGTGGCACTAAATATCTTGCAACATCATGGGGTATCATTCAAAATGATAATAATATATAAAGTTACGGATTACTTTCCAGAAACTGACCAGATCGCTGTCAAGTTCTGTCATGAAAAATCATCTAAACCAATAGATGATTATAATGCTATTTCAATAGATTGTAAAAATATAGAAACATATGATATTGAAAGTTTTTCAGAGGATTTAGTTAGTAAAAGTGGATTAAGAAAATTAGAAAAACAAGATAGAAAATTAACTACATTAGAGGAAAATCAGTCAGAAAAATTAGATGGAGAATTAAACATACGAGATTTGATTGGTAAAGTAATCGGGGTTGATTATCCAACAAAAATTTATAGTAAAATTAAGATGAGAAGGGTGGAATTATGAATTTTAAAAGATCATTTAAAAAGTGTGAAGAATTTAGAATATGTTGTGCCTATGGAGATAAAGGAGTTGTTTATGTTGAAGAGCATGAAAAGAATAAAACATTATATTCAATACAAGTAAAAGGTTCTGGTAGATGTGCTACTGTCTTTAGTTCTGATTATATTGAGGGAAATGAAAATGATGCTAACTTTGGATGTATGAAACCATATATCGGTAAACATCTTATCTTTGAATCCTATGAACCTTTTATCCAGTATGGATTTAGCACTTTAAGTTACGATCAAGATTGGGATGGTGAACTTGTAAAGGGATCATTTCAAGGTAACGAGAATAGTTGGTTAGTATGTTTCAAAGGTAATCCGATAATAAATGGTATCGAACTTAAAGTTATGGATTATGCAAAACTAGATAATAAACATTATGATGTACAATTAAATGATTCCTTAGTTGGTGTATTCACAAAATTATGACCCTTAAGATAACAGATAATGTAACTAGAATTGAAAAAGAGGTTCAAGATGGTGATTTTAATTTAAATTTAAAAGATCACATATTATATCTACCATCTTTTATCAATTCTGATGTATGTAAAGATATAGTGAATAATTTAAAAAATGTCGGACTTGATAAATCCACACCATATACTGATGGGTTATTAAATGATTATACAGATTCTTATTTTGATCCTGACATTTCTACAATTACAGATATAAAAAATAAAGTAAGTCAAGATGCTTTAAAATTATATGCAGAAAAAGTTAGAGCATATGATTGGTCATATCATAACTCAGATAAATTTTTCCCATCAGAAATGATTGTAAGAAGATATAATAATAAATCTGAATTTAGTTATCATTATGATGATATTGTTGAGGAAATATTCCCACATTGGTTTGTTAGAAGAAAGAATATATTAACTTGTAATGTCTATTTAAATGATAATAATGAATATGATGGTGGTGATTTACATTTTGCATCCTGTAATCTTACATTCAAACCAAAGATAGGTGATGTTATACTTTCACCATCAAACTGGATGTTCTTTCATAAAGTAAATGAGATTACATCTGGAGTGAGATACTCTGGTACATACTGGTATTATTATGGTTCAGATAAAAAAGTTGGAAAAGGTATTAGTCATAGTAAAAACTTTTTAAAATGATTAGATATACAATGTTAGAGACACAAATTTCTGAAGGAGAACATACTTCTTGTCATTTTTGTGTAGATAAATTTGAAGGATTACTTGATAAAGGACTAGACTTATCAAAGTATGAATTATCAATTACAGATCCTAAAACACATTTTCACGTTCACTATTTAAATCGTGATGGCGATTATATTGAAAAAGAAGTTCTAGATGCCTATGATATAAATGTTGACTTTCCTGTCATATTTTTTGGTAGAGAGTTACCTTATCGAGATGGATTTAGATGTGCATATCATTTAAGCACTTTGAAAAAATTAAAGTCACCATTTATAAAAGATGTTATAAAAATAATAAAATTATTTAAGGGAAACTATATTGATATAATACTTGCGAGTGATTTTACACAAGATGGTGAGATAAGAAATAAAGATGTTAACATTGAAATCATACCACATATCAATAATCATAAGGAGATAGGTGAAATATTAGAAAATAATTTTGAGTTACCTAAACTAGATTATTACAAGGAGAGTTTTAATGATTATAATGAAAAAGATTTTGCGTGGCATATTAAGATTAAATTATTTCGATATATAAAAATACCGATAGTAAAATTTTATAGAACATATCCTAACAATCCATATCTACATTTTAAATATTATGATAAGTAAAACTGATTTGAAAAATTTATACGAGTGGGCAAAGCATAAAGATTTTCCTGTTAGAAAAACTCCTACGACAAGTGGACTTTATAAAAAACCTTATGGAACTAATAAAATTCATTCATATTGTAATAAAGATATTTTTAGTTTTCCTCTGAAGTTTGGTCGTAGAAAAGTAACCATCCGTGAAAGTTTAATGCCAACAAATATTGCAAATATATTTAAGAATGAGGATATATTATATACCGTAGTTTCAATATTTCAAAGTGGAACTTTCTTAAAACCACATCGTGACCCACACATATATCAATTTCCATATAAAAGAATACAAATACCACTAGAGATACCAGATAAAAATAAATGTTACATGGAGTGGACTGATATAAAAGGTGGAAGAGTAGATTGGGATGAAGGTGTGCCACAAGTTTGTGATGTTATGCATCATACTCATCAGGCATTTAATAAGTCAGATAAGGATATGGTTATGATGTTTATAGATGTGAAAATGGATACTGAGGTAGAGTTATGAATGATATACAAATAGATGTCATAGATAATTTCTTTGATGAGGAATTACAAGACGAAATTTTTAAAAAAATAAAGTCTTCTAAGTGGTCTTTCAATGGGGGTAGTTTGAGGAATCCTATCTGGCATGTTGACAATTTAGAACAGGATAAATTCTTTAGTCATTATGTTCAAGATTTGATTCTGAACAAATTTAATTTAATCAATTCAAAATGTATAAGGATATATGCGAATGGTCAAACAGGTGGTATGAATGGAGATCCACATATAGATGATGGACATTTAACTTTCTTATATTTTGCAAATCCAACTTGGAATGTTGATTGGGGTGGTCATCTTGCATTTTTAAATATTTTAGGTAAAATGTATGATGGTGATGAATATGGAAATGTAGGTCAATCTTGGTATGATTGGGATTATGCACCAAGCATTGAAGATGAAATTGAAAAGGTAATAACCTATAAACCAAATAGAGGAGTTCTCTTTCCCTCTAATCTTGTTCATTATGCGATGGCTCCCCATACATTTTTTAAAGGCATGAGAATCTCACTCGCATACAAATTCTTTTTATATTGATGGAAACACTAGATACAGATTTATATAGAGATCCATTTCCCCATATGATTGTAAAAAACTTTTATAATGATAGTGAGTTGAAGTTGATATGGGAGGAACTAGATTTTTATACCAAACCTGATAAGTTATTAGATGCGAAATATTATGGTGGGGTAGTGACTCATACTAATTCAAAAGCATTATGGTTAGATAAAATATATAAGGATAAATATCGAAGTCTATCTAACATATTAACTGTCAATCGAAAAGTATTTGATTCAGCAATTCTTGACGCATTTTCATCTGTTCATGATTGTTGTTCAATCGCTAGACATTCAAATAATGATCAAACAAAGATAAGATATTATCATGACGGTGATTATTATGAACCACATACAGATAAAACTGTTCAATTTTTAGGTTTTTCATATTTCTATCGTGAACCAAAAAGATTTCAAGGGGGTGAGTTAATCTTTCCTAAGTATGATTATACTTTTGATTGCCCTAATAATTCATTGATTATGATGCCCGGCTGGGTAGAACATGGTGTGTCTAAAATTTCAATCAAAAATTCAGATTACTTTGATGGATATGGAAGATATGCTGTTACGAGTTTCTTTAGTAATAAAGATAAGAAAGAAACTGAATAAATAACTAAAAATCTTATTATAAATGGCTGATATAAGAAAGACCTTTAATTTCAGAGATGGGGTACAAGTAGACGATGAAGTTCTAGTTGTTAGAGGCAATCGTGTGGGTTTGGGTACTACGAGTCCAGATCAATTATTAGACGTAAGAGGAAATGCAAATATAACAGGAGTTACATCTACAGTAAACTTTAATGTAACTGGTGTTGGTACATTTAATCAGATTAAACTCGGAAGCGGAATTATATTAGGAAATGCGGGTGTCATCACAGCAACCACATTCTCTGGGGATGGTGCATCACTTACAAATATACCAACTTCACAATGGACAGATGTAGGAGCAGCATCAATATACAATGACGGTAGCGTGGGAGTGGGGACTACCAACCCAGCCAACCCTTTCCAAGTGGGTGGAGATCCTAATAATGGTATAGGAGTTGGATTTAGTACATCAGGCAATATAAAGGCATCTGGTATCATTACAGCGACCACGTTTTCAGGAGCATTAAATGGTAGTGTCACAGGTAATGTAACTGGAAATCTTACAGGTAATGCAGATACAGCGACTTATGCAGGGGTAGCAGGGGTAGCGACTGTTGCACAAAACTTGACAGGAAATCCAAGTATAAGTGTAACTAACGTCAATGCTTCAGGTGTTGGAACATTCCCAAATCTGGTGACAACTGATTTAAGCACAGTCACCTTGAAGGGTTACAACTCACTCAGAGCCCCACATGGTACAACAGTTACGATTGTTGTTACAGTTGCAGCAAAGACAGCAGCACACAGATATAACGGTTCAGGTAGTAGTAATGGATTTAAACTTGATGGTGTCGAAGCACCTTACTTAACTCTCACACCCGGCCGTACTTACCGTTTTGATGTTTCAGATGGTACAAACGCAGGTCATCCATTAAGATTTTATTATGATGTAGATAAGACAACACCATATACTACAGGTGTCACAGCATCAGGTAATGCAGGTGTATCAGGAAGTTATGTTGATTTAGTTATCTCAGATACTACACCAAGTGTCTTACATTATCAATGTTCATCTCATTCTAAGATGGGTAACTCAGTTCAAACTGGGTCAAATATTTTAGATACAGAGCATAACTCACAGGTACGAGGTACGTTAACTGCAACTTCATTGGTTGGAGCATTAACTGGTAATGTCGCAGGTAATGTTACAGGTAATTTAACTGGAACTGCTGTTACTTCAACTACATTCTTTGGAAACGTAACTGGTACAGGAATAACTGCTACAACATTTACAGGGTCATTAGTCGGTGGTGTAACTGGAAACGTCACAGGACTGATAAATTCAGTCGGTGTATCTACGATTACTAGATTATCTACAACAAATATAACTGCTACTGGTGTCTCTACATTTACTGATATTGATATAAGTGGAACAGCAGACTTACCAAATGTTTATACATCAGGTATTGGTACATTTACGAGATCATTTGCGACTAATTTAAATGTCTCAGGTGTCTCTACATTTGGAAATAATATTGTTGCACAGGGTAATCTAGATGTAGATGGACTGACAACTTTAGATGATGTTAATGTATCAGCAGCTGCTACGATTGCAAAGGCAGTTATCTCTGCACTTAATGTCTCAGGTGTCACAACATCCACAGGTGGATTTGTAGGTGCATTGACAGGAAATGCAACTGGATTATCAGGTACACCAACTGTAGTTGTTAATGGATTAACAGCAACCACATCAAAGTTAGGTGTGTCAACAGCTACGAGTATTGGTATAGGTACTGACACAGCAAATGCAAATTTACAAATTCATAATGCTTCAGGTGCATCATCTATTGTAGTTGGTCAAAACTCAGCAGTTGCAGATAATAATTTACAATTAAGATATGGTGGTGGAGCATCAGCATATAGTACTTCTGACTCTGTTGACTTAATTAACTATGGAGATGGAAACCTTAACTCATTTATAACTGGAACAAGTAATTTCAATTGGTTGAAAGGAAATTCAAATATCTTGATGTCTCTTACAGATTCAGGTAATTTAGGTATTGGTAAGACAGACCCTACTGATAGATTACATGTTCAAGGTAATGCCAGAATTACAGGTGTGACTACATTTACTGGAAATGTCACGATGAGTAACTTGACAGTTCCAATACTGAATATCGCTGACGTATCTGCAAACCTAATTGGTAATGTTAACTCTGCGGGTATATCAACATTCAGACTTATGCACATAGATGGTGTAGGAGAGGGTATTGGTGTTGGTGGAACTGCAAGTGGAAACTTTATTAACGCTGGTAATACACCATTGAACACAACATTTGTTGGTTCTGCAACTACTAACACCAGTAGAATTTTCTCTAGAGAAGGTGCTGTAGGAGTTGGAACTGATAGATTTACACATTTAGGAGGAGGTTCCGTTCCATCATTGGAAGTGAGAGGTGCGACTATGGTTCATGGTGGTTTCTTTAAAGTTGGTGGAAAATCATCCCCTGTAACAGACCAAAATGCAAGATCACTGATCGACTTTAGTGAGGCCACTTCTGCTCATGACGCAGGTAATCCACTTGCACCAGTAGCATACATGATTGTACCAAGAGGTACAACAGCACAGAGAAACGCTCTAAGAGATGGTATTTCAGGTTCGACAACTCTGATGACAGGTTCGATGTTCTATGATACTGATTTAAATAAATTATGTGTATATGACAATGGTGGTTGGAAAGGAGTTACACTCGGAGCATTGTAAAGTAGAACACTTGACAATTATACATACCTTTGGTATGGTTGTCGGAGAGGTATATAAACTTTAAGGTGGATGCCAGACATTTTTAATGTTTTCCCATTGACGATATATGTTGATAAGGTAAGCAAGCACGAGATTTATAAAGAGGATTTTTACAAGTTATATCCGAAGTATGATTATGTCGAGAATGAGAGATCGAATACTGTAAGTGAAGGACAGGTTGACCCACTCATACATCTCGAACCATCTTTAAATCCATTATTCACAGAGATCGCAGGTCATGTGAGAAGGTATATACATGATACTTTGAAGTTTCGAGATATATTCAACATCACATTCACAAAGACATGGTTGTCTCGTATGAGAGATTGTAGTGAGATACCTTTACATATACATTCGACAAGTCATATTTCATTTGTATATTATTTAAATACCCCACCAAATTCACATAAACTTACATTTCATAATCCACATTGCTCAAATAGTTTATTCAAGACATCAACTTCTGATAAGGGCATTGCTGATATGAATATGGTAGAGGAATATAATTTACTGAACTCAAATACATTCTATCTGAATCCACAGGAGGGATGTGTGATTTTATTTCCAAGTAGTGTGTTGCATGGAACTGAATCGGTGGTGTCAGATTTCAAAGGTGAGAGGTTGGCGATAGTCGGTGACATCACATTAATATTAAAAGAAGAACATCTACAATTTACAAATGGATATGTCGATCAAAAGTATTGGAGACAGTTCTAAAACTGACACATAGACTTCCCAACGTAGGTATTTTTTGCTATAATGAATATATCTAAAGGATTTTGATGCAACTAAGACCCCACCAAGAGAAAGCAATTAAGGCAATGTTAAAGCACGACAAGGGACAAGTGATTGTTCCTACTGGTGGTGGCAAGACTATCTGTATGATACAGGATGCCATTGAGCAATTCAAGAGTGATACACTCAAAACTATTGTGGTAGTTGCACCTCGTATTCTATTGGCAAATCAGTTGAGTGAAGAGTTCCTTGAGTTTATTGATGACGTTGATGTACTTCATGTTCATAGTGGAGAGACACATCATGAAAGTACAACTAAGTCTAAAGTAATTGAGGAGTGGTGTTGGGCAAGTAAAAGACATCAACTCATATTCACTACATATCATTCTTTACATAAGATACAAGATGCTACAGCTGCATTAGTAGATACTGTTTATTTTGATGAAGCACATAACGCTACTCAGAGAAACTTTATTGAAGCAGTAGAGCATCATTCAATGTATGCACCTCGCAACTATTTCTTTACAGCGACACCGAAGCACTCATATACACCTTTCAAGGTTGGTATGAATGACACAGATATATTTGGTGGTGTCATTTGTAATGTTGGAGCCCCTAAGTTAGTCAAGCAGGGATATATTTTACCACCTAAAGTCAAGATCAAGAAGTTCAATATCCTTGAAGATAAGCAAGAAGTTGCTGAGAGAGACTCAAAGCATTTAATTGAGACACTTGATGAGAATGGCATCAATAAGAGTTTAATTTGTGCAAGATCAACAAAGCAGATTGTCAGACTATTTACTGACTCAGATTTTGCTCTTGATCTTGAGAATCGTGGATACTCATGGATGTTTATTACAGCAAAGACAGGTGGTGTTATCAATGGTAAGAAAGTTGATAGAGAAACATTTTTCAATACTCTCAACAGTTGGGGTCAAGATCCAAACCACAAATTTGTAGTTGCACATCATAGCATACTTTCCGAAGGTATCAATGTCAAGGGTCTTGAAGCGGTATTGTTCATGAGAAAGATGGACTTCATAGGTATCAGTCAGTCTATTGGTCGTGTAATCAGGAAGGGCGATGCTTCAAAGACATTCGGATTGATTTGTGTACCAGTTTATGATAAGGTTGGTCTAAGCACTTCTAGGAGTGTTGAGGCAGTAGTTGATACTGTATTCAATCAAGGTAAACCAGCCATCTCAGTAGTCAGATCATGAAGAAAAACTCATTCTCTTATAGCGAAGGTTCATATCTAAGTCTCAAAGCAACAATGCACAAGTGGGGAGATCCCAACTGGACAAGGTTTCTTACAAGAATATTTTATAACTCAATGTTTGGTGCGGGTACAAATCCAACTGGATTTATAAGTGAGTCCGCACTTCAAAACAAATTAAATAAGGAGAAAACTTGTCAAGATCATTACTTGAGTCCACAGTTCATGGGTCGTATGATACTTGATAATCAAGAGAAATATCTATCTGATCTTGAAACCTACACAAAGATATTCAATATTGCTTGTTCGACTGTTGAGGTTACAGTTGAGGAGAATAGCATACTCAGGCAATACACATCGAATAAGGATAATGATTATAAGGTGTTTGTACCCACAGATCAGAAGTATGAGAGAGCAGGGATTAAGTTATGCAAGAGACCAGAGGGTAAAAAACTATGGAAATATGCACAATTAACAGAAGATCAGTTGTTTTTCCCTGATGATCTGATAGAATATGAGAAACAGTTTTTAGTATCATGACAGATAAAGAACTCAGATCACTATACAATTTCTACAAGAATAGTGAGAAAGGATTTGTAACGAGGGATGGGTATGCAGCTATCCCATCTGACGGAAAGAAGGTCGGTGTGGTGTACATGGGAGAGATACTTAAGTTTTGTCGTAACGAGGACTCAGCACATAACTTTATAGCACAACACAGAAAGACGGTCAAGAAACTGTCACAAAAGAATGGCACAGCATAAAATTTATGCTAATATAATAATATAGATAAAAGGATTATGAAACACAAAGTTGAACTCTATGTTGCAGGGCGAGTCTTTAATGAGCAAGTCTATGCAAAGAACTATGATGAAGCAAGACAGGTAGCACTTGCAAGAAATCCTAATGCTAGGGTTGTAAGTGTAACTGCTGTTCTATAAATAAGGAAACTCATATAGTATCATGCACGATCAAAACTCAATCGACAAAAATGAGACACCCTCTATGAAATAT